AAACCGAAGCTCATTGCGTCAACATCGCCACGCTTAATGAGGTAGGCGGCATCACGGCCGGCCTGAGTGTCGGGCAGATCGGCACTAACGCGCAAACCATAGTTGTCTTCCTCAAGACGCAGGGTTCCCGCACGGCGAGAACCGAGAACCACACCAGTATCGTGGTTCCACAGCAACTTGATGTCATTACGGGAATCCAAAGAGCGCTTGAAAGCCCCAGGGGCAATACGCTCAATGAAGGGCAGCGGTTCGCTTGGCGCGTTGAATACTGCGGCATAACCAGTGAAGGTCATCCCGCCACCGTCGAGTTCTCGCACCTCAAAACGGGCGCTGTTGGTTCTGGTTTCTATCTTTGCCATCTCTTTAGCCTCCACGCTCACGCGTTGACGATTCTCTTCTTCTAGTCTACCCACAACACCCTCAGCGTACTCTAGCGCCCTGCGGGCGGCACGCTTGGATGGCCCAGAACCCCACAGCAGGTGCGCAACCACACCAGCAGAAGGGTAATCCTCGTTGTTCGGGTTAGCAGCAGGAGCATCAAGGTCAACAAGGTGCCTTGCAATCCACGCGGCGATACGAACCCACTTGTCAGCGGTAACATTGCCTTCAGCCATTGCCCTGGCCTCACGGACTGTGCGCTCTACAAGACCGTCACCAGCTAAGCCCTCTTCGTAATACTTCAAACCCTGACGGGCCGCTGCGCGCATATAAGCCGGAGCTTCAAGGTTTACTTGACGGTTCTCTTCGAGAACATCGTCTTCATCGTCACTCTCATCTTCACCATCTGGTGAATCATCAAGCACATCTTCTTCATACTCAAACTCAGGCATCTCATCATCAACCAAAGCGCTGATACCACTGAGCTGTGAAAACAAAAGGCCCAAGAACGTCGAAGCCTCAACCCATTCGCCATCAACCTGCTCATACATTTGCACCAAAGCGGCAGGATCAAAGAAAGTGCCGGCAATCTGAACACCTGAGCCAGGAATGTCAATAGTGCCCGAGGTCACAACCTCGCGGATGCGGCCCTGATAAGTTTCGCCGTGGTCTTTCCAAGAAACAAAGTTACCGGGCTTCAAAGTGCCAGGCATGGCACGTTCACCCTCAAACGTTGAGTCCTCAGCTTGCGCAATAGCAAGACCCTGATCGATTGCGTCCTGTTTCGTGGCGTGACAACCCATAACCTCGCCATCCTCCTTAATAGTTGCCCAACCGGCGCAACCCTCAGCAGAATCAGAAATGTAATAAGGCATTAATCAATCTCTACTCTCAACCAAGAAATAGTGTGAGCGTTCCCATCACTGATAACAAACACATCATTTAACGGTGGCAAATCTATTGCAACGCTTTCTAGCTTCAACAACTTGTAACCATTATTGGCGGTGACATTCCTGTCTCCAATGAAAAGGTCTTTAGTGTTGTCGTCGTTGTGAATATATAGCCGACTATATTTAGTGCTACGACCATCAATCATTGTTGGTGTTGCGGTAACTGATTGTTTTCCGTTGGTGATCATTCCACCACATACTCCGAATTCGGATCAGTAGGATCAATCTGCGAGGTCGGTTGCAACTGAACCGAAGGCAGACCCGTGTGTTCAATCGCAGGCAGACCCAAAGCCGCCAAAGTGCCGGCAGGATCGAAACCAACCTGAATGAGACGTTGAGCCATGTCAACCTTCTCAGTCTCTTCCTTCAGGTTAGCCGCAGCAACGTTCACGTTAGCCAAAGGCACCCGCACAGTGTTCGCTGACGGGTCATCAATGTCCTGCAAGTCCTCAAGACGGCGAACATCGTTGATAGTCAGGAAGCCAGACAGCAAACCAGTGCTGTAAGCGCTCATACGCGAGTTAATGTCGGCGCGAAGCAGGCCATCAAGGTTGAACTTGATAAACGCTGTCTCCCCACCAGGGTAACGCGACATAAGAGGCGAGAACGCCGACTCAAGCTTTTGAACGATAGGACGCAGGCAGTGGATAACCCACGCCAGGTTGTTTTGTTCAACCGAAGCATAAGAGTTAGTGCCAGGAAGGCCAAGAAGGTGAGGTGGGACGTTGAACGCGCGAGCCACATCCTCAACAGCCATACGGCGAGAATCAATGAACTGTGCCTGATCGTTAGTTACGCTCGTGGTCTTGTAGGTTGCCCCGCCAGACAGAATGCCGGTGCGGTGCGAACGCTTCCAACCCTTGTGGCGAGAATCAAAGTTCTCCTGCAACATCTTGGCCTGTTCGCCAGTGAGCTTGTTGGGGTATTCGATAATGCCCTGAGTGGTTGCACCAGAACCGAAGAAACGGGCAGCGTAGGAGCGAAGCGCAATGGCAAGGCCAAAGTCTTCCTTAAGTGCTTCGACGCGTGACACGCCACGGATTGCTCCCGGACGAACGACATCGGGAACGTGGATGACGTTCTCGGATGACAACATTTTGCTTTCACCCTTGACTTCATACATGACGCGTCCAACGCCGTTGCGACGAATCTCCACATCAATCGGGTTGAGAACAACAAGGTTAGTAATCTCACCGCGACGGTTTGAGTAGACCCGGATGAAAGCGTTGCCGTCAAGAAGCATCGAAACGATAACAGCGCCATAGAAAGCTTCCTTCGTCGTGTCAACATCCGGTTTAGTAACCCAAGCGGGGCGAGGACGGAAAGGGCGACGCAAGCCATCAAGACGAATGTAAGAATCTACGGGCAGTGTAGAAATGGTGTCGCTGATTAGACTGACAGCGGAGAAGATTGCGTTTACCGTAAAGACGGTTTCTTGGTTGACGACAGTGGCGGACTGGCTTTCAAGTTCCAGGAAGTCACCTGAACCCCAAACCGTTTGAAACGAGATGGCACGCTCCTCGCCATCGTAAAAAAGATTATTCAGCATTACTTACGCTCCAGACTCAAACCGAACACAATCGCAAAAGCGCCAAGAATAATCAACCCCAATGGTGGGTAGATCAGGGCTGCGCCAACGCTAATTGCGACAGCGCCCCCTATTTGCAAGATATTTACCAACATAATGTCCTTAGAAGAAAAACTCCGGCACTCCCTCTTCTATTCTACTTGCTGTCGCTCTGTCATAGGCGATAATGAACGCAATCGCCGCGTCAATCTTCTTCCGAGACGTTGCTGACTCTTTCGTAACGCGTTGCCCACGGTGGTCAATCTTAATCACACAGTTGTCAATATGCCGAGACAACACAGGGTTGCCGTCGTGAAGTATGCGCTCTTCGGTGACAGCCTCAAACACTTTTTGTGTCGCGGGGATCATCAAATTGAGCAAGTTGGTCTTGTATTCGACGATTGGGTAGTCCAATTCGTCCAAATCTTGCATCATTTGAGCCCAACGGTACGGGTCACAAGCTATTTCACGGCACTGAGGGTTATTTTGGACGTATTCGATGATTGTTTGCTTGACTTCCTCGATTGGAACACGCCAAGTGTCGTCATCACGCTCAAAGTCCTTCTCCCACACCTTCACAAGCTTCACTTTGGGCAAATCATCACCCTTTGGCACGGTTACGGCACAAATAGCGGTTGAGTCGTTGGCATACGACCCGTCAAAGCCCAAAACGTAGTCTTCGTCCGGCCCAATCTCCACATCACCGGCCAACTTGTTCCAGGCACCCGTTGGAAGCCACGCTTGCTGCGCAGAAACCCACTGATTGCATCGTTTTGTACGAAACTCTGCTTCAGGTGTACGTTTCACCGCCGATTCGAAGTCAGAGGCCGCCACAATATCGTCAAAGCCGGGATTGGCGTCACGCCAAGTCTGCTCGGCCTTATGATCTGACTCCATATCCGCTTCATACCAGCACATGTAGAAAGTCGAGTCATCCTCTTCACCCGAGATGATTTTCTTGCCGTACTGATACAGCGTGTAAGCAATAGTGTCTCGTCCGGTCTGCGACTCGGTTTTCACACCAGCGGTTGTAATCGCAATCATCGTGGCCTGCTTACCACGCGCACCCTGAGCCAACGACATAACATCGAAGAGCTTTCGATTAGGCTGGGCGTGAAGCTCATCGAACAAAACGAGCGTGGGCGACAAGCCTTCGTGTCTAGGCGCGTCAGCCGACAACACCCGATACACGTTTCCCGTCGCGGGCACGTACAAGTGGTCTCGGTAAATCTTCACATGTTCCGCAAGCTCCGAGTTGCGAATCAGTTTCTTCGTATCCTCAAACACAATCTTCGCCTGGTTACGGTCGGCAGCTACCGAATAGATTTCCGCACCCTGAGTCTTAAAGTCCACCAAGGCAAAAGCGGCAATCAAAGAACCAATACTCGATTTACCGTTCTTGCGGGGAACGCCCACCAGAGAAACGCGATGCCTGAGCAGGCCGTCCTCATCACGGGCAAACAAGTCACCGAGCAAACGCTTCTGCCAATCGCGCAACACCATCTTGCTACCGGCACGCCCAGCAACAGAGTCTTTAGTGATCGTGGCGAAAGCGTCAGCGAAGCGCACAATGAAATCCCCGTCACCGCGTTCAACAGCTTCCGGTGGAACAGGCGTCAACCAGCGCGGTTCAGTCACGCGCCCTCTCAGCCATCAAAGTCTCAAACGCCGACTTAGCTTTAATCTCCGCAAGACCCAAACGCGACCTAGCCTCAACCGTAAAACCAAGCTGCCCAAGCCCAGACATAATCGCCTTCTCAAGTTCAAGCAACTGACGCAACAAATGAAAATCATCAGGAGCCGAATCAACCTGACGCTCCAACATCACCTGCCGATCCAACTGCTTACACACAATCATCAACGCCTCAGTATCCGACTGCCTACTAACCCAAGTCTTACCCTGCGAAAACACCCGATCCCACAAAGCCAGGCCAGCCTCACCTAAATCCCGGTGCGGAGGCACATAACCGCCCTCAAGCTCAAAAGTGTCATTCAAAGACGGCAACGAACGCTTACCCGGATTGCCAGTCAAACGTTTCATCTCAAGCGGTTTTGCTGGATTAGGCATTTTTCTACCCTAGCACTTTTTGTTTGAACTGCGGAAAACTACAAGCAGT